TATCTGGTAATTCTACTTTTGGTTGAACTATTTGTTCTTGCTTTGGTAGTGGCTTTTCTCCCACCTCTTGAATTTCTTCAATAATCGGGCTGGACTCTTCAACTGGCTTGTCTCCTCCAATGTCCACGATTTCGCCATCTCCGGCTTGTTCGCCCACATCCACCTTCTTTGTTTCTCCGACTTGAATGGCATCTGCTTCTGGTTTTTTAGTTAAATCAACCTTTGTAGGTTCATCAATTTTTACGTTAGCATCTTTCGCAAGATCAACTTTAGCTGGCTCTTCCGTTTTGTTGCTAAACTTTTTTAACTTAGATTTTGACTTTATTTTAAAGTCGCCTTCTTGTTTTACTTCTTCTTTTAATTCTGACATGATAAAATATTATATAATTGTTAATAAAATTACAAAGTTGGCATCATTGACGCTTCATCTGTTTCAGTGAAATCAATAGGTAAAGAATCATTTTGTCTTTGACTTATTAATTCGCTTTGTTGTGTAGCTTCTATTTTACTACGTTTATCTTTACGATCTTCAATAGCAGACTCTTTTTTCTCCATAGACTGAACGTCCATGTTCTTTAAAGCCATATCATATTGATGTTGCATTTCCATCTCTTGTTGTTTGATTTGAGATGCAACTTGCATGCGTTGTATTTCTAATTGATTCACAGCTTGTTCAAATTGTACTTTAGAACCTGATATAGCTTCTTGTTTTTGTACTTCTGACATTGCTACTTTTTCAGCTGCATCAGATTGAGCTTGACCTTGAGCAGCAATATTAGCCTGTTGGTTAGCTTGTTCTTTAGCATCTTTCTTTTTACGTCTTTGTTTTAAAACATCATTAGCTAATTTTAAGTTTTTGATCTGACGTATATCAATAGCATCTTCAAGGTTTATTCCACCTTGCTGTATAGCCATTTGTATGTTTTGTTCTAGTTGAGCTTTTTCTTCTTCTTCAGGTTCTAAAGATAAGTAAATACCAAAATCATGTATATTTAAATTTTGTATTTCTTGTAACGTTCCTACATTGTAAGTAGATATAGAACTCTTTAATGAATTTAAAGTTAAAGGATAATTTAAAGAATCAGCTACTTTTAAAGATATATTTTCACATGTTCTAAGTGTTAACCATAAACTTGAATTTAATATATGTCTAGTAGCAGTGTTAGACGCGTTAGCTGCTAACTTCTGTAAACCAACTAATGAATTTTTATCTTGATCACTACCATCACGAGCTTCGTTAAGTCCGGTTACATCTCTTATCATTTGTAAGTAATACTGATAAGTTTGTATTAAACTTTGTATCTTACCTTGACCACTAGAACTTGTTAGTTCTTGTATTGGCACTTTACCTTGATTAAGCGAACCTTCTTGTGTTAATGATCTACCAACTATCGAACCAGTTTGAAAGTACATATTTAATGCTTCAGCTGGATTATAATTTGTACCATTACCTAAATCAACCTCTGCTAAACCATCCATATCTAAGAATACACCATCTGGTACTATTCTAGACATAACTTGTTGTAGTTTAAGATGCGTTAGCTGAATCATATCAGCAAAGCCAGTAGTTTTACTGACGATAGATTCTATTCTTCCCTGATACATTCTAGGCGCAACAATAGCATAACTCATTTCTACCTTTGTAGTATCAGCAAAAGGTCTTGTCATATTCTCTGCTAGTTCCCATCGTAATAATTCATTATTACCAATTACTTTAGCTCCTTTATAAAGTACTTCTATTTTTCTAGATACTCTTGAGAAAGTATCAGACTCTGGTGGATTAAAGTTATCATCTTTTATTAATGATTTTTCTAAACCTTGATCTGTTTCTTTAATTTTAAATACTTGACTGTTGTAAGTTTTGTATTCAAAATATAAAACCTGTATAGTGTTTGGATCATAAGTTGACCAACCATACATAGTATCTCTGTTTCCAACTTGCTTAGATATCTTTTCTAATTCTTTTTCTGTTAAGTCAGGAAACTCTTTTGCTATTTCAGATATAGTTAAAGATCTAACTTCACCAACATAATATATGTCTTCAAAGTTTGGATCTTCTGTATATGAAAATATTATTCTAGCAGGATCAACATAGTCAATTGTAATTCCATTAGCTTTGTTCCAGTTTGTTTTAACTGCTCCAATACCTAATGTAACTAAATCGTAGTTAAATCTTTTTCTTATGTTATCAAATTTGTTTTTAGCAAGAACGTTATCTATAACTTCTTCTTCTGCGATTTCTACAGCATGCTTATAACTTAACTGCATGTGCATATCTAATTCTTCTTCGTTTTCTGGTAAACCTGCAGGATTAGGACTTTGATATAAATCAAGACCTAATTTAGTTTTTAATTCTTCTAAATAAGGTTTAGCTAACATGTCTTCATATATAGCTGTAGCGTAGTCTGTTCTTTTCTTTAATGATACAGGATCTTGAGCATTAGCTTTTATTTCAAAAACTTTATTAGACATGCCGTTAACAACTATGTCAACAAACTTAGATAACACAGGAACTGGTTTCCAGTCTAAATTAAGATAAGACATATCACCATTAATAGCTAATTCATCTTTATACTTCTGAACTGGTTGTTCTCCTCTAGCATATAATCTTAAACTATGAAATCTATTATATGATGTAGCAAATCTAGTTCCATTACCGCCTTGTCTCCACCACTCGCCTTCAATAGCTTGAGCAACTTGCTCTCCATACTTCGAAGTGTTTTTAACTTCGTCTGGCACTACTTGGCTAGGAAAAGAACTGTTTGGATTTGTATATACTTTCATTTACTTAATTATTTTTGATAATTCACCTTTGTTATTGTATCTTTTTATACCAAGGTCTATAGCTGTTCTTATCTTTTTATTTACCGGAGCATATCTGTTTTTATTACAAGCCATTATAGCAAGTCCAGAACTTATAGACGCATCATATTTTGTTCTACTAGTTATGTCAAAATTAGCCCAGTCTTCTAATGTTCTTTGGAAATACATATCTCCATAATTATCACCATCATAACCTACTGCGCTTTCAATATAAGTTTCAATTGCTGCAGCATGTGCCTGTATTATGTCTTGACTAGAGTTAGGTATTCCACCAATCTCTCTTTCTGTTACTGATAACTTAGCGTAGACTTTATCTGGTCTATTCATACTAAATCCTCTGTAACCTCTTCTTCTAAAATGATATAACAATCTAGGTTTATTATTCTCTGCTAGTATTGGCATACCATAAAATATGCAAGCCATTAATACATCTTCAAAGAATAATTCAGCAGTCTGTGGGCGAGCGATATACTCTAAGAAAAAATGATCAGCAGGAGCATCTTCCATACTGAACTTAGTTAAACCACTTAAAGCTCCTTTAGAACCTCTGC